CCTTACACAGTTGCATGTGACGGAGGCTTAGTCAAGTCAGCTAACTCAATTGACTTGCTTAGAACTCCGGGAGTCGCAAGAGAACTTCGAAACTTTGAAGTCTCTATAGAAGGTGGATACAGACGTATCAATGGCTTTTATAAGTTTGGTGAAGAAAGTGCTACACAGCCAACAGGCGGTACTCATACAATTTTAGGAGTTATGCCTTACGCTGATGGTGTTATAGCTTGTGCTAATAACGCTATTTATTTTAGCCAAGATGGTATAACTTGGATGCAAATAAATAAGCTATCTGCTGTTGGTGGTGATAGTTATGCAACCTTTACAGCTAAAGTAGCTTCTGTAAGAACAGGTCAAGGTCAATGTACTTTTGCAATGTTTGAAGCTGCTGGTGAAGATTATGGGCAAATAATGATAGCCGATAATTCCACCAAAGATATTTTCTCCTTTAGAATGGAAGGCACTGGAGCTTTAAATACTAGGACATTCTTTACGAAAGAGATACAACCTAATGGAGCTAATACACCTGTAAAGTATATTACATCGCATGACCATCACTTAATTGCTGCTGGTGTGCAAGATAATGAAACTACAGTTTATTACAGTGTACATAATGACCCTGATAACTTTAGTGGTGTTGGTTCAGGCTCTATTACTATCACAGATAAGATTGTAGGAATTAAAGGATTCCGTGAAGACTTGTTTGTGTTCTGTGAAAATAGTATTCACAAACTTATAAACATTGATAACTCTCAAACAGTTGCCATTGTTTCAGTTGCTGAAAGTATTGGTTGTTTAAGTGGTTACAGTATTCAAGAGATAGGGGGTGACCTTATCTTCTTGGCACCAGACGGACTAAGAACCGTTGCTGGTACTGCAAGAATTGGAGACGTTGAGTTAGGAACTGTATCAAAACAGATACAACCTCTTATTACAACAATTGCACAAAACATAGATAAATACACAATTTCAAGTCTGGTGCTTAGAGAAAAGTCTCAGTATAGATTATTTTATACTGATGCAACTGCAGCTAATGCATCACAAAGAGGAGTTATAGGAACATTAAGACCAAACGGATTTGAATGGTCTGAAACAAGAGGTATAGAAGTAACCGGAATAGGTTCGGGATTTAACGAAAGTGGTATTGAAGAATATTATCATGGTGATACTGATGGCTACGTGTATATACACGATTCAGGTAATACTTTTAATGGGACTAATATTCTTGCTCGATATGCCACACCCGACTACGATTACGGAGATTTAGGAACTTTAAAAACTTTACACTACGTTAGAGTTTCTATAGCAGCAGAAGGTATTGTAAGTCCAGAGTTACAAGTCAGATATGACTTTAGTAATCCTGATACACCACAACCACCTTCTAATTTTTTATTTGGTACGGTTAATCCTCCTTCGGTATTTGGTGAAGCGGTGTTTAACATTAACGTATTTGGTGGTGCAGCAGCACCTATGGTACGTATACCCGTACAAGGCAGTGGGACAAGTAATAATTTTACAGTCATCACAGATGATAACAAAGCACCTTATAAAATAAATGGGTTTTATATAGATTTTATACCTTCAGGTAGGAGATAACAAAATGGCAATAACATATAACTGGAACGTATCCACAGTCGATACTTACCCAACACTAGACGACAATGTAGACGTAATTCATAACGTGCATTGGAGACTTAATGCAGAAGATGATGCAAATCAAGATGCAGATGGAAATAATTTAACTGCTTCAGTCTATGGAACACAATCGTTAGACACAGCAGACATTTCAAGCTTTATAGCTTTTGATAGTGTTGATGCTGCAACGGTACAAGGCTGGGTAGAAACTGCAATGGGTGAAGATGAAGTACAAACTTTAAAAGATAGCCTTGATGCAAAAATTGCAGAACAAATTAACCCTGCATCAGTTACAAAAAATTTAGTAGGCTAATAAAATAAAACACACGGAGATTAAATAATGGCAGGTTACATAAGACAGAGTTCCTTTGTTGATGGAGACACAATTACTGCTGCACTATTCAATAATGAATATAACCAACTCGTCAATGCTTTTAGCAATACGACAGGTCACAAACACGATGGCACAACAGCCGAAGGACCTGTTATAGGACTGATTGGTGATGCAGGAGAAACTTCTCCAAACAACAAAGTATTAATAGATACAACCAATAACTACATTGAGTTTTATGTTGAAGTATCTTCAGCACCTGTACAACAGCTATACATAGCCGATGGAGCTATTGTACCTGTTACAGACAGCGATGTTGACTTAGGAACTAGCTCATTATACTTTAAAGATACTTACACAGATACCGTTACTACAACTGGTGACGTGACTGTTGGTGGTAATCTTACAGTCACAGGTAACGCTACTATCTCCGGCAACCTTACCTTTGGTGATGCAGACACTGACAGCATTAACTTAGCTGCAGAGATTGATTCAGACATTATACCAAACACAGATGGCACTTACGATTTAGGTAGTGCTACCAAAGAATGGCAAGACCTTTACATAGATGGGACTGCTAACATTGACAGCTTAGTAGCTGATACAGCAGACATTAATGGAGGTACCATTGACGGTGCTACCATAGCAACTTCAGATATCACAGTAGGAGCTGGTAAAACTTTAGACGTTTCATCAGGTACTCTAACTTTAGCAGATGACCAAATCTCTGGTGATAAAGTTGAAGGTGGTACAATAGCTGCTACAACTATTACTACATTAACTTCAACAACGGGTAACGTTACTAACGTTAATGCTACAACTGTAGACACAACCAACATTGAAGTTACAAACATTAAAGCTAAAGATGGAACTGCAGCAGGTTCAATAGCAGACTCTACAGGTGTTGTAACACTTGCAAGTTCTGTATTGACCACAACAGACATCAACGGTGGTACAATAGATGGTGTTACTATCGGTGGAACAACTGCAGGTGCTGTTACTTTTACAGATTTATCAGATGGCACAATAACAATTGCAGGATTTGCAGATGAAGATAATATGTCTTCAAACTCTGCAACGCTTTTACCGACTCAACAATCTGTAAAAGCTTATGTAGACTCTCAGGTGACCGCACAGGACTTAGATTTCCAAGGTGATACCGGAGGTGCTTTAAGCATTGACCTCGACTCAGAGAGCCTTACAATCGCTGGTGGAACAGGTTTAGATACTGTAGGTTCAGGCAATACTGTAACAATTAATATAGATTCTACAGTTGCTACATTGACTGGCACACAGACTTTAACAAATAAAACACTTACAAGTCCAGATGTAAATACTCCAGACATTGATGGTGGTACTATTGATAGTACTGTTATTGGAGGAGCTACACCGGCAGCAGGTACATTCACAACCCTTACAGCTAATACATCTATAACAGGCACACTAGCTACAGCAGCACAACCTAATATTACAAGTCTTGGTACGCTTACAACACTTACAGGTGGTACAGGTGATTTAAACTGGGATAGTGGTACTTTATTTGTAGATTCATCAGCTAATGCTGTTGGAATTGGAACGACT